TTAAGCGTGGGGTTGGTTTTGAAACCTGAGCCAGCGGCGGTCAATGTTACTCCGCTGATTGCGCCGGAAGAGTTGAGTGCGACCGTTGCAGTTGCTCCGGCGCCGCTTCCACCCGTGATGGATAACGTGGGCAAATAATCACCCTGCAACACAACCGTGATGCCTGTGACTGCGCCACCCGAAACCGTAGCCGTAGCAGTTGCACCCGATCCGCCGTTGCGCCCTGTGATTGTGACGGTGGGTGCAGAGGTGTAGCCCGTGCCTCCTGCGCCAACGCTGATCGCGGTGACTTTGCCATCTGCCGAAAATCCGGTGACCGTTGCAGTTGCTCCGGTGCCGCCACCGTCAGAGATGGTCACGGTGGGTAGGTAATTGCCGCCGTGGACGACTTCGATGGACGTGAGCGCATGGCCGGCATCCGCCACCTCTCGCTTTACCCACTTGCCGCCAAGCGTGGTGCCACCCCAGACCGCGCACTTGGCGGTTTCGGTGCCGAGGTGGATAATTAAATCGGCGGCGGTTGAGTCGGTGACTTTCGCCGTGATAGTCAAGGTCGGCTCGCTTGTGTAGGCAGACCCGCCCGTAACTGTTACGGCTGCAATTCCGCCCGTAGAATCCACCGTGCAAGTCGCGGTGGCGCTTGACCCGCCGCCGCCCGTAAACGCAAGCGTGGGAAGATAGTTGCCTGCGTTTCCGCCAGTAATTGTGGCGACCTCCCCAGTCGTGGCGAGGGTCGCAATCCAACCCGTCGAAGTCGTGCCTCCACCTGTTGCCGTTTGCACGGTAACCGTGGGCCGGAAGTCGCCCGCTGTGCCTACGTTAATTCCGGTGACCACGCCGCCCGTAACAACTGCGGTGCCGGTGGCGCGAACTCTGGGTGCGGTGACGTTGGTAAAAGCAACTGTAGGCGCGGAGGTGTAGTTAGACCCGCCGCTCGTAATCGTCACGCCCGTGACTGCACCAGATAAATTGATAATTGCGATTGCCGCCGCGCCCGTTCCACCTCCTCCCGAGAATGTGATGAGGGGAATGTAGCCCGCGCCTGGGTTTAGAATTGATAGACTGGCAACCGTGCCATCGCTTGCCATCACGGCAGTCGCGGCGGCATTAGTGCCTAGAGGTGAAGTGGAGATGGTGACGGTTGGACGATAAACTCCGCGTGCGTAAACTTCCACGCTGGTAACCGCAACGCCTGCCTCGGCGATGAACCGCTCAACCCACGATGCGCGGAGTTGTTTGCCCGTGTTTACTTTCGGGATTTTGAAGCGCAGGCGGTAGCGGGACTCGCGGATGGAGTAGCTGAGTTCGTCTGTGGAGAGGTTCGCGAAGCTGCCTGCCGTGCCGTTCCAGTCGTCGTCGTAAGCGGGCAGTGCTGCAACTACTGTGGATATTAGGAGAGCATTAGTGTATTCGTTAGAAAGGGTGCAGCTACCAGCTCCAGATTGATATGTAGCGTAAGTGCCAGAAACCGCAGTAGCACTGATTGAATTAAAATACACTTCAGAGCTGAAATCAGCGCAATCGCCCTCGTATGGACAAATATTAGCATATCCTTCGTCCAGCAAGTTTTTGGGGCCAAAGCCTTGCTCAAATATTCGGTATGCATATGTTAGCCCCGTAAGTGGCTCAGTAATTATTATTGCAGCTCCGCAAGCATCTTCATTGCATGTTGATGGGTTAAGAGTAGCACTTCCAGCGTATGTTATATCATACGAATCTTGGTTATCGTCGCAAGGTTTTTCTCCGTTGGCATCAAAAAAAACTGTTGCTGATATCCCTGCAAGAGTCGCGGTAAGGTATTTTTTGGGGGGGGTTGAGACAAATCCTTCAAACTCCTCTATTCCGCATTTCGTTCTACTCGCACTCCGCGAGTCCCACTCCACCGTCGCGGTCGGGCAAGTGCAGCAATCAGGGCATTGGGCGGCGATGCTCATGATTCCCAGATGGCGGTGCCGTTGCAGAGGTAGAGGGTCTGATTGGTATTTAGAATCGAGGTGACCGAGGTGAACGCGTCGCTCGCAGAGGTCCAGCCTCCGATGGTCTTGTATTTGTTGGTCACGGTATCTGCGGTGGCTGTGGAGACGTTCTGCACGATCACGGCGGTGATGATTCCGGCACCGTCAATCCTGGCCTTGATTTCGATCACGCCAACTAAGCCGGTGACGGTCAGAGTCGGGCGAGGAAATGCGCCAAGGGAAACGCCACCGATGGTCGGGACAAAGTTATTCACCAGTCCGGGGTTGATGCTGATCTTGGCGGTGCCGGATTCAACTGTGCCTGTTAGGAACCAAGGCGGGATGCGGTTCTTAATGCTGCTCTTATCAAGGCCGATCAGTATATTGCTCTCGGAGCGCGTGATGATAAGCCCGGTGCCAGCCTCAAGCGGCGGGTTGGCGTCAATGATCTCATTGACCTTTTGCCCAATCGTCGCAAACGGACCGACGACGGAAACCAGCTTTTGAATCTTTTTCATTTGGCTTTCACTTGAACCGTGCGGCGCTCGTAAAAGTTGCCTTCCCAGCGGTTAAGAGTTTGGGCTTCGGCGGTAATGGAGAACGATGATTTACTAGCTCGGTCGGAGCTAACTTTTGCAATGTAGGTCGAAATTGTAAAATCGGTCGAGGTCGTAAGCTCTACGCTAGAAAGAAGCGGTGCGGTGTTATTGGCTGAAAAAGTAACGACGGTTGCATCTGCCAAATCAGGCACGTTGGGGCCGCCGATTGTAAAATCGCTTACCAAGAAGTAATCCAATGTAATCTTAGCCATGCTGCTTGCGTTGATCGGATCTCGGATGAATTGATAGCCTGGAAACTGCGCTGCCATGGTAGTGTATTCAACGCGATCTGCCGGCGTAATTGCGTAGTAACGGCTCCACTGGTGCTGGCCACCACCGATGGATCTAAAATCAGACTCGCGCACCAAGACGAAATTGGTGTAGCCAGCGCCGGTGTAGGTGGAACTCATCGCCAGCGGAGACCAGCTGGAGATGTTCTGCTGAAAGGTCTGGCGGAATAAAACCTTGTCGGTAACACCGGGAAACGGTGCTTGCCATTCCATCGGGCCAACGGTGGCGACGGCAGTAAATGCCACGCCTGCGCCGGGGTAAAAGGTAACGGAGGTAACGCTCATTTTATTTTTTGTGGGGCGAGTGTGTCTTTGTTAAGAATTTGGAGTTGCTCCTTAATTTCCACTAATTCTTTTTCCATTGCCGCGTTGGGGTTGGCATCGGAGATGCGGGAGCCGAGAAGATTCTCGTTGGTGGTAATTCTGGAACGTGTTTGATCAAGCTCACTGCGGATACGACGGCCTTTTCCAAGTGGATCTTCGCCCATTATTGAAGGTATGCCTCCGATGGAATCCACTTTTGCTGAGCTAATTCCTCCTGGATTGTAAATGCCTCCTGTTTTTATTCCAGACGCAAGCTCCTCACGCGCCCGCTGCTCGGCGTCCGCAAGGTCAAGGGCGCTGGCACGATCTCGTTGAAGTTGCGTCGCCCGACCACGAGCAACGCCTCCGATGTTGCGCTTGCCTGAGACGACATCGGCCATGGACGGCAAGAGCGATGCCTTGGCCTGCGCGGCCAGCGTCTGCTCAATGGTCTTTTTTTGCTCAAGGAGGGTCTTCTGCTGCTCTTTGAGTTTGTCGGTGCGGGCTTGTTCGGCGGCGGTTTTTTTATCAATTGAGTCAAAAAAGGAATCAAGCTCGTTTTGAATTGCGTGCTCTTGCTTCTTTTTTCTTTTGTCCTCTTCTTCTGCTGTAAACTTACTGAGATTGTCCCTTGCTTCATCTACTGCTAAATTAGCTTTAGTCAGTTGTAATTTTGTTAAGCCATTTTTATTTGCCTCCTTTTCAGCTTCGGCAAGACTCATCTGCAAATACTTAATTCCATATTTCTTTTTTAATTCATCTGACAAAGATTTACTTCTTTGATCACTTATGGCTTTTATTTGCTCTTCCTCACTGGCGGCATCATTTGCTGCCGCTTCCTGCATAGTGGTTTTATGTTCTTGTAGTGCAATGTTGGCTTTTTCAGACGCGGCTTTAGCTTTGAGTGTTTTTAAGTCTCCCTCTTCGTTTATTGATGTGGCATAAGCTATTTTGAAGTTTAATGACGCTTGATCTGCTTCGTCTTGAAGAAACTTTAATTTCTTTTTTGGATCTTTATCTAATGATTTTAATAAAGAGTCTCTTGTTCGTTGGCCGGATTCTGCCATTAACTCTGTAATTTGTTTTGTTCTTTCGGCTATATTATCAATATATTCGTTGATTTTCTTGTATCCATATACAATTCCAGCAATCGCGGCAGCTACTGCAACGGCAGGGCCAGCCGCCGCAGCAGTTCCTGCTCCGGCGGCTGCGGTAGCAACGCCTGCCGCTTCAGGAAATAATCCTGCTAATACTCCACCTAGTCCAAGTTTACCTCCGATTGATTTAACTAGACCCAATCCTTTAGATGCATTTCTTGATAAAAAACCACCCGTAGCTGCACCAGCAACACCACTTGCAATTTGTCCGCCAGCTCCTCCAGATGAAGCAGCTACCTTTTTTTGAATAGATTTAGTGAATGAGGCATCTGAAGCAGCAACTGAAGCAGATGCTGAGGCTTCGGCTTGTTTTTGAGTTACTCTAACTCTGCCGATCTCAACCATTTTTTTCTCAATCTCAAGTTGAGTTGATAAATATGGTGCAGACCCGGCAATTGCAATCTTTCTTAGATTATAAAGCTGAACCAATTCACCCTGTAAGATTTTAATCTTATTTAGATCAGTAGCCTCTTCAAGTGCTTTATTCCTTCTAAAGTCGGCAAGCTTTGCCTGCGCATCTGCTGATTTTTTTGCCGCTCGATTTGCATCAAGCATTCCCTTCTCAAATTCGCTAATATCCAGCCCGAGGCGTGCGTTGATTTCTGAGAAGAAGGCCATGTGGAAAAAGTTAAGCAGCGGGGCGGTTGATCTCTTCAAGCCAGTCGCTCATTACCTTGTCGGATGGCGACGAGTCCTTGAACTCACCCTCGGCCTCGTTGGCGCGAATGGCTTTGAGATATTGGAAAATGCGCGCGAGCGGGGAGCGCGCCCAGACCTCGCCGGTGGCGGGATCGTGGGGGCCGAGCGCAGAGGCAAGCCTGGTGAGCATGGAGGCCATGAAGCACACGCCGAGGGGCCGGCGGTCGGACTTGCTGCCCTTCGGCGCATCTTGGAAAACGTCGGCCATGTAGGCATCGATTTGCGTGCCGCACTCCGCCAGCGGGTCCACGGCTTTGATTTGGGCCACTCTCTGGATCAGCTTGCGGCGCTGATACCACTTGCGGAGCCGACTGCCCTTATTCTCGACGGAGAGCACCCAGAGAAACTGCATCACGTCCACGGCCTCGGGGTAGGCCTCGCCGGCAACGTAGGGGTTGCCGAGACCTTGCAGCATCAGCATATCGCCGAGGGTCATCTGGCGGATGCGCTCGCCGCATACTACCGAACTCCACTCAATGAACGCCTGCTCGCGCAGCGCGTTCTCCCTCGCCTGCATTGCGTGCCAGCGAGGAAAGTATTTCTCAGCCCATAGAGCGGTGGAGTCCACGGGGTTTCACGTCCTTAAACGGATTCGCGGAAGGTAATATCGACCATCTTAAAACCGTTCTGGGACTCAGGCTTGGAGACCTCGGTGATAAAGAAGGTCACCGAGTTCGCAGTGAACTGGTCGCCCGCTGCGGGAAAGGTTGTGGAGGTGGTGGCGAGCTGGAGCGAAGCCGAGCCGGTGATCGGCTGGCGGATGCCAACTGCACCGTTCGGCGCGCCGACCTCATCCTGGCGGTCGATGACTTGCAGTCCGGTGGAGGTGGAGAAGCTGTTGGCGATGTAGCCAACTGCGCTCAAAGTAAGAACGCGGGAGCCGTAGGGGAGAGTTGCGGTGGTAAGATATGGGATGGCCATGTTACCCATGGCCGCTTCGTAAAAAATCAGACCAGCGTGCCGGAGGTTGGCACGGTGTAGCTGGAGCCAAGCAGACCAATCGGGAGGCGATAGGAAACGGTTGAGGTGTCTTCGCGGGTCTCCTCGGTGACCTCGTGGCTCTCACCCGACTCAACGATGTCGAGCGGCTCAAAGAGCGTGACCACCGGAGAGACAAACGACTGCGCCTCGCGGCTCATCAGGTAGCGAACGCGCTGAAGGATGAGGTCGTGCTGCGCGGCCCCGTCGCCTGCGCGGTCGGAGACGATGGCAATGTCCACTCCAACCTCAAAATGGTTGAAGAAGAACGCGCCGTTGGCGGATGCCATCTGCTCGCTGGCGCGGCTGACGCCGGTGACCGTAACATCAATGCGCGGAGCGACCGCGGCGATGTCGCTGCGGTTGGTGCGGATGGCGGCGGTGGGAACGTAGTTTTGACCGGCGGCGAGGACGCTTTTCACGGCGTCTTTTACCATGTCGGTGATGTCGTATTGGGTGGGCATAAATTATTCGGAATTAAAGGATTTTCGACGAGTCAGGATCTTGCCGGTGGAGGCAAATGAATTGACCAAGCGCTGGATTTCGGCGGTGAGTTTCTTTCCTCGAATTGCAATGGCCATATTGGCTGCTCCCTGTGCGCCAGGAACATGTGATCTTCCGCCTAGAGTGACTCCGCTACCCTCTTCTGAATATGAACCAAGATCACCATGTCGCCTTACCCAAGGAGGTATGCGCTTCATGCCTAAAATCATGGCTGCGGCATTAAATGTGGCCTTGGCAGCTCCAACATTATAAATCAGGTCCGCCAAATATCGTGAATAAACCTCGTTTGGAACTATAAGTTTTTGTTTGGCAACCCATCGACCGATGTTGTTGTCCGCTCTGCCGTAGGACTTGTCGCCCATCTTGTAGTGGTTCGGCGGGCGTCCGCGCTTATCCATCTTACTGCGATGAAACTTGCTTAATTCTCCGGTTGTAAAAGCAACTTTATCCCAATCAATCAAATATGGTTTTTTACTTCCTTTCTTAAAAAACTGCTTTCGGATTTGAGTCGTTCCGCCAAATTCCTTGACCACAAAATGGAGGAACCCTTCTTCGGCGTGGCCTGCGACTTGGGCAAGGTCATGCGTGATAAGTTTTTTCCCTGCCTCAAAGTCAGCGCTATTTCCAATGCTTTTTCCGTAATTACCTTTTGCAAATGGTGGCGTGAGCTTCATGAACTCGCCGATAAAAAGCCGTGCCTCTTCTCGGATTAACTCGGTAGAATTGGCTCGTAGCTCACGCACCGCCCGCTGCGCGGCCATGCGGAACTCGGCGGTATTGAGGTCGATATTCAGGTTCACGCGAGGCGCTTGTTGAGCGTGCAGTCGTAGGCTTGCAGGTCCGGCTTGAAGTCGGTGATGCGGTAGGTGGTCGAGTCGAAGGGGCGATAGACCAGCGCGTTGATCGTGGGGGTGTAAACGCCCCGGCTGAATGCCAGGCTGACGGTCGCATCGGTGCGGTTGCCGACGAGCTCAAAACCGAACTGCTGGTCGGTCTGGCCGAACACGCCAGAGTAGGTCACGCCACCAACGACGAAGGCTTCGCCGGAATAGGTGGTGGAGCAGATGGCGCTCATGTCGGTTTCAAGTTGGGTAAGGTCGAAGTCGCTCATAGTCGTGCGTAGATACAATTGGCCGCATTGTTGAATATCCGCTTCATGCCGTGGCTGGCGGCGTGGTTGTCGAACGGCACGATGTCGCTGCCGTTGTGCTCAACGCAAACCAGCCGCACGCCGAGGGCGGATAAATCGAACTGGCGGAAGATCAGGAGGTCCGATCCTTCGGCGTCAATGCTTAGGAAATCCACCCGCGAAAGTTCGGCGCGCTTGAGCAGGCTTGCGACGGTCAGGGTCTCAACCTGAACCTCGGCAAAGGTGTAGCAGCTCCACCTTTGCAGTTCCGATTCGACTAGCGACGAAACCATGTGCCGGCTGTTGGCGTCGGACTCGTGGAACGTTGCCTCTCCGTCCTGATCCGACACGGCGACCTGATAGGCGCAGGCGTTGGGGAGGTTCTGCTTGAGCTTGGCGAACGCTGCGGCCCCGGGCTCAACGTGGACGCCTCGCCAGCCCAGATCGACGAGGGCGCGGGTGTTGGAGAAGGTCACGCCGTCGTTGGCTCCGATGTCGAGGAACACGCCAGGTGCGCCGCAGTGGGCCAAGATGACTGCTTGCTCGCCGTGCTGAGAGTAATCGTTCATGCCCAAAAAAGCCCACCCCGGTAAAAGGGTGGGCTCAGAACTAAGCGCTTATGGCTTAGGAATATTGAGTAGCAATAATTTCCCCAGCGGCGGAATTGACAACCTTTTCGGCGGTCGAGTGCGCGGCGCGAACGATGTCCGACTTGATCGGTTCGTCACGGTAGGTCTCGACGTTGAGAACGGTGCCATACTGCGACCAGTTGAGGGTGTAGGCAGCGCCACCGTCTAAGATGCTGGTGCCGACATTACCCACCCAAATGTAGCTGTTCGACCAGATCAGGGAGCTGGAGAACGCGATACCTTCGGCAGCACCATCATAAGCGGCGCGACCGATGAGGACGCGGTCAACACCGAACACGTCGGCCATGGCGGACGCATCAAGGTTTAGGATAGAATCGCTTGAAACACCTGCACCGCGAGCGCGGTTCTGGAATTTCGTGGAAGCGCGGAGACGGGTGGCGACCTGATAGGGGATGACGACGGTGTTCGCGGTCTCGCCCTTGCTGATCAGACGATCCTTGGCATCATCGACGTCATTGCCGACATCGAACGTGGCGATGTTGGCGGTGGTGTAAGCGGTGCCAGAGTTGGTGCTGGTGAAGGTAGTGGCATTGAACAGCACGGCGGCGGCGCGGAGCTCGTGAGCGAGCAGGAGCTTGCGGCGGGCAAGGCGGGTGGCGATCACCTCGGAGTCGAAGAACGTGGCGTTCTTCAAACGGATCGTGTCATCGACAGCCTGCTCGAAACCATACTCCAAGCAAGTGTAGGTGTCCTGAACAAAAGACGAGGTGCCGCGAGCAAAGCCGGAGTAAGGCGCACGGGCCTTAACCTCGGTCTTGAGCAACTGGCCCTGTTGTTTCTGGAACTTAGGATATTGACCTTCGGGAAGGGCAACCTCGACAACGGGCAGCGCGAGCGTGCCAATGAGGTTCTTCTCCCAGCCTTCGGTCTCGAAAACGTGACCGGCCAACTCGGCGCGGTAAATGGCATTTGAATTTGAATACATGATGGGTAGTGATTAGAGGGTGTTGGCGATGAACTCGATGATCGCGCCAGTGACGGCGGAGGTGGTGAGGGACTTGCCGATGGCGACGGTGCCGGCAGGCGAAACATTGCCGGCGTTGGCGGCATAAACCACGTCACCGATGGTGATCGGGGAAGCGGAGAGCGCGCCTTTCTGGGTGCCGGGGTTGTGAAGGAATTTGACCGAGACGTAATCGCCAGAGGCGCCGTCGATCAGAGCGAAACCGTCCGGCTTGGTGGAGCCGGAGTTGAGGGTGATGCCGCCATTGCTGGACAGCACCACGGCGCGGAAAGCGGTAACGGTGGTGTTCGCAAGGAACGTGCCGTTGCCTGAATATAGGGTGGACATGGGATGGATGGATTAGGGTTAGAACAGAATCACCTCGCCCTTTTGGGCGCGGGAAAGGTAGGTGGCGTAGAGTTCGGGCTTCTCGGCCTGAGTCTTACGCACGGCGTCGTTGTGCTTGGTGCCGCCGGCCTTGAGGGCGCGAACGATGCTCTCGAAGCTCTCGGCGGTGGGCTCGACCGCAGGAGCGGAGAACTTAACCGGAGCAGGGAGATTGGCCGAGAACTCGCGCAGGACGGACAGCGCGGCTTCTTTGGCAGCAAGTTGGACCTTGGCCTTGTCGGCTTCGGACATGTTGGTGGCATGCGCAGCCGTATCGACTGCGTTGGCGGCTTCAAGGGCCGCGATTTTCTCGGCCAGGGGGGCGAGGGCGGCAGCAATCGCTGCCTGGATTTCTTCGGGAGTCATTTGTGGGGGGGAGGTGGGTTGGGTATCGCCGGCCTGAAATAGGCCGGAAGGGTTTGCGGCGGGCTCACTCACGATGTCGGCGGAGTAAATCTCCGTGCATCGGGCAAACACGTGGTCGCCGATCTTTTCGTCGGCGCCGGAAAATGAGATGGAGAGGCCGAACGTGTCGGGAATGGTCGAGGCGATCTCCAGCACGTAGTCGCGGTGGGGAGAGGACTTGAGCAGGGTCAGGTCGGCGCGCACGGCGTCGCCTTCAATGCGGAAACCGCGAAGGTAGCCGACGATGGCACCGGCGGAGTCGGTGTGGTCGAGCTTCACCTTCATGCCGCCCTCGTAGGTGTTGGCTTGAGCGACCACGCCGGCAAGGGTCGTGTCGTCCACCGACATCCCGTGGCCGAGAGCTGGGCCTTTGGTGATGACTGCAACGCCGTAGATCACGCCCTCAGCCGCATCAATGCGGTTGCCGAGGGTCGCAAACTGGGTGCAGAAATTGGACACGGTAGCCATTACCAATGGCTCGCATCGTAAAAAGTGGCGGGGTGAGGCGATTGCCAGCGCCCCCGCCTGCGCTGTGATAAAACCCCGGATGGGGACTAGCCGCGCCCCATCGCGTCGGAGGGTTGGCGGTAGCTACACAAAACACGGGAACCTAAACCCGCATTAGGCGGGCGAGCGTAAAATGTGGACACGAAAAACCCCACCGTTGCGGGTGGGCTTGTGATCTGATTTGGAAAAGGTTCCGACTACTCCCTGTTAGGCAGAAGAATAAAGGCCGCGATATATCGCCCGGTTCCCTTGCCTCGGGATCCGTCCTCGGTCGCCAGCCAGCGCACGTCGCCCAGATTGCGGATGTTGCCCGCTCCGGTCGCGTTGAGCATCATCAGAACCCACTTGTCCACCGGATAGACCACGACGGACAGCTTTCCTTTTTTCTGCTCCTCTATCGCCTTTCGCATCCATGCGGTCGGGCCTTTTTTTTTCCCGTTGTGCATGATGGATCCAAAGGGCGGGTTTACCCAGTTGCGTTGCCCCCATTCGCAGGTCAGGCCGTCGAAGTCCGCAGGTTTGGGGCAGGGGCATGGGTCGAAGTCGAACGGGCCGAAATCGGCCACCAGCTTGGCGATTGCGGGTTCCTCCCATGGCGTCAGCCAGTAGTGCTTGCCGTCCTCGCCGTTGCCGAGATGGAATTTGTTATCCGCAGGGCTGAGTTGGGATTGGTGTAGCGTTTGTATCATAAAGAAAATCGGAAGACGGAGTTGAACCAGCTAAATCAAAGATTCTTTTCTTAGGCTCACGCAGGGCTCCGCAGAATACCACGAGCCAGCGCGACCGCGATCTGCATGGCAGCGGTGTCAAGGGCGTGATTGTTGTTTTGCTTCACCTCGATCCAGTGCCAGATGCCAGGTCTCACCTCGCGCTTCTCCTCGCTTTTGACCTGCTCAGGCCAGAGCGGGTTGTGGTCGTCGGGGAGCAAATAGGGGAAGCCGCGACCGGAGAGGCTAGCGGAGAGGACGTCCTTGGCCCACTCGCCGTCAAACTCGATGTAAGGTGCGGTCTGGTCGTTGCCGACCGTCGCAAACAGGGTGTCGGAGATGGGCGTCAGAATCATGCTGCCGTCATGGGCGCGCATCGGCCAGCGCTTGCCTTTAGTCTTGGCGCCTTGGATGCCGCTCCAACCGAACGCAACCGAGTCGCGGTCCACCTCGCTCGGCATATAGCCGCGATCCTGACCGACTGCGTAGTCCTTCACGCCGTAAATGCGCTGGAGCTCGCGCAACATATCGCGGGTTTCGACTTTGCCAAAGTAGAGCTGGCGGTAGGTGGGCTCGGGAGTCCACGCGCCGATCTCCACCCACCAGCCGGCCTGCTGCTTGTCGCAGGTCATCACGCGGGCGATCTCGCCAGGCAGCGGTGCGTCGCGGTGGGTCTGGCTGGTGTAGCCGGAGGGCTTGCGGTCGCCGAGCTCGATCACGTTGCGCTCGATGGTCCAGAAGCCGGCCTCCTTCTTTTGTTTGAAATTGCGCCGCTCGGTCTCGTCGCCCATCTTGGCGAACACGTTCTCCGCAGCGCAGAATTGGGCGGCAAGGGTTTCCATCGGGAGCGCAACCACGGCGTCGTAGGTGAAGCTCACGCGGCGGCGGGCGGGTGCCTCGCCGGTGGGTGTGACGTAGCGGCCCGTCGTGCGCCACTGGTGGCGGGTGCGGTCGGTGTCGGCGTGCTCGTGGCCGCAATGAGGGCAGACGAAGCGCACCGATGCCGCGGCGAGTGCAACGTCGAAGGTGCCGTCGTCGCGCTTCGCCTTTGCATCCCATACCACGCCCGCGCGTCCACCATCGGTGCGGCTGCATCGAAACTTCAGCGGCATAGGTTTGGCGCAGCCAGCGCAGTCGGCGTGCCAGACTTCTTTCGTGCCGCCGTCAAAACTGGTCCAAGCGGTGTCGCCTTCGGTGCCGCCTTGGGAGATGTCGAGGATGTGAGAAATGCCTTGGGCCTCGAAAGCGGAGACGCGGGCGAGGGCATGCGGGTAGATCTCGGCCCAGCGAGGGAACCAAAGCTCGTCGTTGATTTTGAAGCGGATGGATTGGCTTTGCTGGTGCGCGAGGTTGGCCGAGTTAAGAACCAGGAACTGGTTGCCGAGAAAGATCTCTTGCTGGGTGCGGAGCGGGCCTGGGCGCGGAAGCAGGCGGGCGACGGACTCAATGGAGTCAAGCAGCGGCATCAAGCGGGTCTTGGCTTCCATCGCGGCCATCTCGTCGGATTGAAACGTGAAGGAGCAGGGACCGGGGTCGTTGGCGAGGCGGTAGGCGACGGCCAACTCGGCGAGCAGGGTCTTGCCCGTTTGCACCGGCGCGATGAGCGTGGTATGGCGGCAGAGCGGGTCGGTGAGCGTCTCAAACGGGCGCTTGAGCCACGGGGAGTTGCGGATGTCGAAGCGACCGCGGATCGGCGAGCCGGGGATGTCGGCAACGTGGTCACGCGCCCACTCGTAGATGGGGCGGGTATCACGCGCCGGGATGCCCCAAGCGTCGGCCAGCGGTTGAGGAATCCTAAGCATCGGCCTCGGTGGTCTCGTCCTCGGTGTT